TGCATGGTTTCGTTGTCGAAGTCCAGGTCGAACTCGCTCAACATCGTGGTGTCCGATATCTTCCTGCCCTGGTTCAAGGACATGAACAGCTGCTTCCTCATCTGGTCGTCGGCCATCTTGAACTCCCTGAACCTGACATCCGGTTTCGGCATGTCCCTTACGATCGATATCATGGTGACGAGCTTGTCCAGTACCGCTTCCAGCATGTCCCTGTAGTTTATGAAGTGATTCTCCAGCATGCGGAGGGAAACGGAAGAGCCGGTCCACGTCAGGCCGCCGCGCACAAACTCCGCAGGCACCTGCATTCCGGCTATTATGTCGTCCTCCAGGTTCTTCACTTCCGGCCAGACCATGAGGGCCCTGCCGTCGCCACCCAGGCTGCCGGCGTTCATGGGTACGGGGAAGATAGCTATATCGTTCGGGCTGTCCCGCCATCTCTGTATCTGCGCCTCGACGTTCCCGCTCCACACCCCGAGGTTCGGGGTCGGCATGGCGTTGGGAGGGTAAGGTCCCATCTGCATGGTCCCGGGCGAGACATAGCGGTACTTCACCAGACTGTCCTGCGCGATGTGGGCGTTGGCCTTGCGGAGCATCCCCAGGTAGTACATGGTCTGGAGGATGTGTGTTATGGGCGGTATGCCCCAGCCGGAAAGGTCGGAGGCCAGGGACGGCCTCTTCAGCATTATAACCTTGTTCCGGTAGAGCCTTACCGCGTTCCTGTTGTTCAGTACCGCCATGATGAAGGTTATAGGGGTCTCCTTGAGGAACTGCGCTTTCGTCTTTATGTCCGTCACCAGGTGGGCCGGCATGTTGTAGATGTAGTCGTAAGTTTCCGCCAGTGGGTTGTACTCCAGATCGATGTTGAGGGGGTCCCATCTCCTGATCGTGTAGTCGCAGGACTTCTTGTCCGGTTCGTCCACGATTTCAACAGGGCGGTGCTGGCCGCACTTCTCGCAGTGTATGGTCAGCGACTTGCCATCTATCCTCCAGTTCACGGTCTCCTCCAGATCTATTAGGGTAGACCTAACATCCCCTTTTGGAGTCAGCACCTCGCCGCACTCCTTGCATACGAAGAAACGCTTCCGTGGCACGTTCAATGTCACCAGAGACATGCCGTAGATGTTGTAGTCCAGGCCTATGGCCACCAGTGTCTCTTTCAGGCGCATGTCCCTGAAGATACGTTCGTACTCCTCCTTCACCTTATCGTTCCCCGGGCTCTCGATGATTATGGGGGTTATGGGATACTCCGCCATCTTGTAAGCGATGTCGCTCACCAGCGGATCTATTAAGTAATAGTCCCTGCTGTAACGCAGGAGCTGCTTGAAATCTTGCGGCAGCTTCAGGTTGGCCGGGTTGAAATAGGGATCGGCCGCCTTTCGTTCGGGGCGTATATTTATTGACACGCTTCATCACCTCGCTATCCTGCTTCCAGAATACCACTACTATGGGCACCCGTGCAGGCGCGTCCGGTAAAACGGACCCTTGTTGCGGACATCGGCGACAGGTGGTATAATTAAGGCAACCCTCCGCGAAAGAGGGTCCAGCCTATATGTACTTCAACGCCCCCGCCTGACAGCCCGGGGGCTCTTCTTTATACTCGCCTGCACGCCCTCCCTCCATTGTGTTACGCTAAAGGTGGACGTATGTATTTTTTGAAAGGGAGGGGGCTACGTTGAAGATACAGAAAGACAAGTTGTTGCACTTCATCGCGGGGCTGTTCGTGACCATCGTTACGTGGGTGGTAATACAGAACCCTTTTGTGGCACTGCTTACGGGGCTACTTGCCGGGGTTGCGAAGGAGCTTATATGGGACATAGCGCTGAAGCGTGGAACCGGAGAGTTTCTCGACTTTCTGGCTACCGCGATTGGGAGTGGCGTTGCGTTCATGCCCCTGTACTGGTTCTTCTCAACGGCAGGGAAGTGAGTGACGTGGCGAGAGTGTCCCCGGACGAGATCAGAAAATGGGCTACGGAAACACCGACCATTCCAGATGTCTCTGCCGATCTGCTCGTAGCGATAGCCACATGCGAGTCGAGCCTGAACCCCATGGCCATAAGTCATGTGCATGCCATGGGACTCTTCCAGTTCATGCCGATTACCATTGTGGATCTGTACACCCGCTTCGGCACCCTGGTGGACCCGTTCGACCCGAAAAGGGCAACCATAGGGGCGAAGAAATACCTGGCCTGGTTGTTTTACAAGCTGGAGGAACTGGACGCGGTGTTAGCGGCGTGGAACTGGGGTTACGGCAACTATACACGGAAGGGCGAAGAGTTTTTACCGGACGAGACTGTCCGGTTTATCGGACGTGTGAAGAGAGAGCTAGCGGCTCTCAAGTGAAGGAGGAGTGTTCATGGAGAACTTACCGTATTACATCACCGCCGGGGTTTTCGCGGCGATAGCGCTGGCTATACTGTACTACTCGGTCAAGAACAAGAAGGACCTGACGAAGTTTATAGAACTGGCTCCGGCTATATCGGAAGTTGCACAGAAGGCAGCGGAAACCTTTATGCCCGACAGCGTGGTGGCTAAGATTATAGGGTACGCGAACATAGCCGTGCGGGGGCTTGAACAGACCTACAAGAACGTGGACAAGGACGCTCTCGACGACAAGACACGGAAGGTGTGGAACGACAAGATTAAGGAGGAGGCCATCGCGGCGGTGAAGAAGATGGCGGAGGCCGACAAGGTGGACATATCGTCGATCGAGGGAACCATCGGCCTGATAGTGGAAGGAGCTCTGTTCGCGATGAACCTGATTTTTCGAGGACCGAAAGAACCTGCTGCCACTGCTTGAGGCTTTAACCGTCCCCTCCCCGGAGGAGATCGCCCTGGAGGAGATCGCTAAGGCCTGGGGAATGGACACGGTCCGGGGCATGGACTACAGTCTGGAAACCGGGCAGCTGACCACCGAGGTGTTCATACTCAAGAACCTGTTGCAGTGGAAGAAGTTGAGCGTGAACATAGGGGGCAACTTCGAGAAGGCGGCGGCCACGGTCGGCTGGGACCTGGACCTGCCGATCACCCTGCACGGTGGCGTCACGAAGTCGTGGAAGGAACTAAACGACTGGACCAAGAAACCGGGTATATTCATAGGATTCGAAATGAGGTTTTGATACTATAACTAGGGGAGGGAAGGCCTGTATTGAAGACTCTGATTCTGCGATGCAAGGCTCTGCTGTTGGCGGTGCTTGAACTGGTAAGGTGCGCGGGTATGTGGTACATATACCAGGAGGCGGAAGTGGAGTGTCCGCCCGACGTTCCTGACACCGGGGTTCATAGGCATATCCGCCCTCCCTGATAGGAGGTTGTCATGAGTGACATTATGGGAATAATAGAGACCGATGGGGCCGCGATACGCAAATCCAGGATCGGGAAACCGGTAAAACATAAATCGGCGCCCAGGCCCAACAGGTCCGACCAGGTGAAGATGCTCAATTACGAGCTCCAGTGGCTGGAAGATAATATACAGATCATGGAAGAGTACCTCAAGGCCCCGGGTAAGGGCCATATGTACGAGAAAGGCGTCAAGTGCCTGAATGAATTGAAGCGGCGCAGAAAAAGAAAAAGGGCGTACCTGAACTATGTGTTGAGGAAGGGGGCGTGAGCCCTCTTTTTCTTACTCGTCAGGTACTTGCGGCCCCCTGTAGGCGGGCTCGTCGTACATGTCCTGGGAGTACGTTACGGCCGGCTCTTCCTTCTCCTTCTCCAACTCCCGTTTCTTGTCGCGCAGCAGCATGCCGACTTTTTTAGGCAGCAGCTTCTCCAGCTCGTCTTCTCCGGGGCCGGAGTTTTCGTACAGTATTCCTGGAGTCACGTAACCCTTCTCCCTGAAGAAGTCCCTACCATATTGCAGCCGATACATCCGAACGGCCGCGACGCCGAATACGGTGTCCCGGTACTCCTCGACCAGCGGGATCTGCTCGACAACCCTGCGCATCTGCAACCAGAACCGGTAGGCCGCCAGCTGCTCGGTGGTGATTTCCGGTTCCCCGGTGCCACACATAACGTAACCGTTCAGGAACTCGTAGTCCTCGGGGAAGTACAGGTAGCCGTGGTACTTCCAGACCTTACCGATGTAGCGTTTAACTTCGTCGGAGAGGGCCGCTTCCAGTCGGTAGGCCGGCACTATGTCCTGGATCAGGTCGAGGGTGAGGATAGTTTCCACGACGGATGGAATGGTGGCGTCGTCGGTGTCGGCCACACCGTCGATGATGGTGGTGGCCACCGCTTCGAAGGCGTGCCATTCAGTTAGGGGTATTACGGAAACGTCGAGGCTCTTCAGTGCCTGCAGCTTCATCCTCGCGGTGTCTGACAGGTTTATGTGGATCCTGGACAGCAGCTCCTCGTACAGGGAGATCTCGTATTTCGGCCAGCCGGATATGTTCAGGGCGAGTTCTATAGCCCTGACCACCAGGCGGGGGTTGTGCAGGGACCACCCGCAGGCTGTCCTGATATCCGGTAGTGGTGGGGACACTATGTGCATGCTCCAGCTCCTTTACACGTTGACGACGATGGTTGTGTACATCGCCAGGGTTTTAGACAACCACCGCATTACGTCCCCTTCTGTTACGGGAACATGTGCGGTGTCAATAACTATGTTCAGGGTGGAAATACTGTCTGTCGTAGCAGGGAAGGCCATCAGTCGTCATCCTCGCCTTCCGGCTCTATTTTAGGGAGTCTCTTCAACCGGTCGAGGTAGGCCACTTTCATGCCGTAACGGTACTCACCGTAAGTTATATACGGTTTGTCTGCCTCCCGTCGATCCACACTGTACTTTTCCACACGATCGTACTCATAGGCTTCGGGACGGGAGTTCAGGATATGCAATTGCTGCGCCACCAGTATTGCCCGTTTCACCGTCCGCCTGGGCATGGCTCACATCATCCTTCCTCTAGCTCGACAATTCTGGCCTCGAGATTGTTCAACATCGTTATTACGTCCCAAACGATGCTGCCCTGTCCCCGGATGTGTGTGTTGAAGGCCGCCGGAGCTTTAGAGTCCGGGAACAATATGTTGTTTTGGCCTGTGTAGAGGGTCAGCGAATTGGGGATGACGATTCCTTCTTCAACAGGAGTTTCAAGCTGGTATATGATCTCTATATCCACTTCTGTCCAACTGGTAGTCACACTAGCCGCAGCGTCCAAAACCTCGACCTGTCCGGTGGTTTTGTTGCGGCATATGACCTTTGAACCAGAGGCGTATCCAGTAAGGCTAAACGCACCAGCAGCGTCAGTAGTCTTGTCCTCTCTATCCCAATTCTTCACGTAGTTTCCATCGGAGTCTATCGTGTTGAACACACCATTGTAGCCGTGCAGCTCTACCGTGTCGGGTATGATGATTGAGTCTGTTCGTGGAGGTACGTAATCTGTGGCAGAAGTGCCTTCTTCAATAAGAACAGAATTTTTCTTAAAATCAGCATATGTAGCATTGCCAGCAGAACGAAGAGAAAAACTAAACCTAGCGTTTCTTACCGGCAATCCAGTTAGATCAAAAGCACGAGAGCATATTGTATCTGTTGCTTCTACTTCAAATGTGCAATAATAGATATTAAGAGACGTGCTCCAATGCAAACCTTTAGCAGCCAAATCTCCAATATAGCTTCCAAAATCAACGTATAATAAAACATTACCTCCAAGTTCTTCATAATCAGATTTGGCAACAAATGAGATATTGTATTCCACAGGTTTTAGTAGAGCATCAAAATAACAACTATTTGGAGTGTTTGTACCTGTCATCCTCATGTAATTTCCTATATCTGTTGTATAGGCATTAGCATCAGTAAAATCTTGAGCTAGATTCTTCCCACGATTCTCAATCGTCAGCTCCGAAGCAACACCATCTTCAACGTTGACCGACATCACGCTATCAAAATACGGTATCTCGGCTTCAAGTTGAGTATTGGTCAAGTCTGACCAGTTTGTCTCAGAATATTTCGCTGCCCTGATAGAGTCCAATGTGCCTTGAGATGTCAAGTTGTGAACCTGTATGCCGTCGAAATACGCCAGCTTTCCAGACACACCGGCGACAGCGATGTAGATTCTAGCCTTGACTGTATTTGCCGGTGCTGTCAGGAGCGCAGAAACTCTACCATAGCTGGCTACTGCTCTTGTGCCGACTGTATCAGTGCTTATTTGAGCATCTGCAATATCTCTCCAATCGACTATCAGCTTTCCAGTCGTTGACGTATCGCCAGCCCTGATATACCCTGACACAAACAACGCTTGAGCGGCGGCTACGGTTACTTCTATGTAGTTCCCGCCTTCTCCGTCTGCTGAAAGTGTTATCTTCTGACATTTAGAGCCGAAAACTTCATAAGTGGTGTCAGAAGAGTTCACAACAGCCGTCAAGCCAGCATCGTTCGTCCAGCCCGTGCCTAGCCCATCGCTGTCAGTCTCAAAATTCCCGTACTTTCCTAGCAGGTTTACCAGCGTCGTGCCGTGGATGGTTACGGTCGGTATCTGTGGCACCCCGCCGTGGATGATGTTCTCGATATTGACTGCCGATATGTCACGTTCTGCGACTCCAGACTCTGTCACTATCCGTCCGAGTGCCCCGAGGTGGGTGCTCATCTCGTTACTCCTTGTGCGCAATCCCGCCATGGACTCGCTCAAGGTAGTAACCTGCGCCCCGATCGATGCCGGCAGGGTCATCTCTACAGAGATTCGGGGGTCCTGCACGCCTACACCGATTTCGTATGTGAAATCGTAGAAGTCGCCGACTTCGGCGTCATCGACGGTGAAACTCAAACCGTCCCCGGCCACTGTACAATTTTCCACCAGTATGGGAATCAGTCTGCCGTCCACCAGGTCTACACGGTTAACTTCCACCAGGTCACTTATAGGCCGTGTCTCGTCGAATACGTATATGGCGTCGCTGTAAAAGCTGATATCCGTGACCCTGTCGGTGTGAACGAATATAGTGCCGTTCTCGAAGCACCCGATCTCCTGGGGGAAGAAGTATTCCATTTCCGGCGTGGTGAGCTGATATACCAGCGTATAATCTCCGTCCGCCGCGGTTACGGAAACAGTAGTACCAGATATCGTACCGTCGTATTTAGTCCCGTTGGAGTCGAACAACAGACAGTTGCCAGTGCCTGATTTAAGGGAAGTAGCAGCGTTCGAGCTTACGGTTACAGTTTCCTTTTCCGCGCGTCTTGTGAATATACCCGTCCGTGGATTGTATTCATTAGTAACATCGTTTATAGATAGAAGATCTATACCGGTTGGAATGAATATAGAATCTGTGGATGTAGAATCCTCATTTTCAGATACAAGTTGTATATCATTTGTACCGTTTATATCCGTATTTGCAGACAGATAAGAGTCGAAGTATGGGATTTCTGCGTCGAGTTGTTCCTCTGTCAAATCAGACCAGTTTTCTGCGTCATATTTAGCCGCGCGCACATCGTCTAATGCACCCTGAGCATTCAAGTCTATAAGCACATCTTTCCAACCGTCTGATTTCACAAAATATGCAGTGTCTATTTTAGTGCTTTCATCTATTAATGCAGATGATGAGTTAGCTAGATTCCATATCATCTATAATCACTCCCCTTGTGGAACGTAGCAGGCGCGCGCCCCGATACTCCGAAGCCGATAAGTGAACGAAGTAGTCAGATACCAAGAGAAAGGTCCCGCATACACGCCATAAGCCCAATAGCCACCCCGGCGAAAGCAGTTTGTGGTATAACTCGCCGGAGCGTACAGATAGTCGCATACATATTTGGATGCAGACGGACTGTCTGTTTGAACACTTTTCGGCAAGAATAGCCCGAGAGCGTCGGGATGCCAGATAAAGTTCTTCAGATATCCGCTGGTAGTCAATGGCACGCATGGAATCTTTGTATATCCTGCCAGAGTGTTGTTGTACGGTTTGGCAGGAGCAACATAGAAACCGTCCGACTTTATTCCTCCGCCATCAGTAAACTCCCATATGTTGCCCCACCAGTTTTCCAGCCCGAACATGGAAACGGCTTCAAGATTTGTGCCACCAGTATCCACCGCACCAAGAGCAGCAGTAGCCCCGGTAGGTTCAGATTCATTTCCAGTACCGGATGCTTTTCCGGTTATACCCTGTCCTACTGTCGTTTGAGCGTTGAAATCAGCATATTTGATGAGATATAGCAGATTCACCATTCCGGCCTGTTTCAGATCAACTAATCCCCATCCGGTGCCTCTGTTCTCTGCCATAGTTCTAAATTCCGGTAGAGTCTGGTTAGTTTTTGGCTTTCTTCCCGAGACGGAGCGCAACATATGGTCTGGAATGTCTAGAGTAGCTATCTGTATTGGAGCTGAACCGTCTGATGCGTCTTCTATCCATGAGCTGTCTGATATTTTCTGCACGCTGCCCTCGAAAGCTCCGATATACACGTAGTCAAGAACTTCTCCACCAGATACGAACGCAGGATGTATTGTGAATCCGTCTGCTTCTGTTGCTGAGACTTCCATATACACTATCGGTTCGCCTTCGGTTTCTATCTCGCCTACGTGCATATAGTATTTCGGGAATCTGACTACCACTTCTCCGTTCGAACCGTCCGTGGCATAATCTACGTCTCCAAACTCCGCTAGTTCGGTACCATCGGAGTCCAGATTCATTCGCTTTATAAGGTCGAAATCGTATTCTGTGTATCCTGTAGAATTTCCTGCCAAATTTACAAGCGGCGTGCCTTTCAGGGTCAACGCCCTGACCGTGGCCGTTCTCGCTGTCTCCGGCATACTGATTATCGGCACCGTTTCCGCCACATCCACCGTTAGGTCGCTCATGTCTTCGGCCACTTCTTCCAGGACCTCTACCCGGTCAATGAGCCCGGTCGTGTCGGTGTTCAGTTCATCCTCCAGGGTCGTCAGTCTGTCCTTCACCCCCGTGTCCGCGGTATTGAGGTCGTCCTCTATTGTGGTTATCCTCGCGT